TCCTTCACTCACTATTAGACTCATCTCGCAGTCATCGCATAAGTATTTACCGGAGTGAGTCTGAGCTATTAACCACCATTTCGAGTTGATTATCTCCCACCCGCAAGAGCTGCATTTATATTCTCTCTCGCCCTCGCCCTCTACCATTTCACGGGCCATATCATTAATTGTTTTATTCATTATCTCCCTCTTTCATTAGGTTAGGTTAGTCTATATTAGTATCGTAGCTAATGCCACAATTCTTACAAGTAAATACTGCCATTCGCCCGGCCCCGTAAGGCTCGATAGTTACCTTAATCGGCTTATCGCAGTCGGCGCACGTCATCGGCTGCCCCATTACTCTCCCTCTCTCTCGGTTATTTTCTATACTCTTGCCAGATATTGGCAAGGTTAAGATCATCTAAATTATTTTCATCTCTAAATTCATTATAGATAAACATAGAGAATTTCAACTGCTCTTCCATATCCAACTTAGGCGCGTAGCGCATAACACACTTGCCAATTTCACTAATCGTTACCATTACTCGCCCTCTCTTTCCCATAGTGTCCGGTAGATAAACTTCTCTCCCGTAGGCGTAGCTAATTCCTCTACCTCTAATTTTACTAACGGGTTATTGTAATTAAGCAGACTCCACCACCGGGAGCTGCGCCACGTGTAGCGGATACCTAGCCATAGGCCGTCTACCTTGTAAGCGTAGCCGCTCTTAGGTTTAAGGCCGTCGAAAGTAACACGGATCTTCTGGCCCGTGCGTATACTCTCGCTCACCTCTCCCCACCCATTCATCGCGTCGCTTGACGCGCTATTCCTTAACAGCTTAGCCGTGTCTAGTTTCATTAGCTCGCCTTCTCTCTCTTGTAATTGACTATAAATAAGAATAAGCAATCATCACACCGTATTAGGCCGTTAGGGTCCACCGGTGTATCGCAATCTATACACTTACGCATTACTTACCCTCTCCTTCTCTCATATATTGGCGAAAGAGCTTAATGCTCTCTCTCTTGTTATAGCCGTAATAGCTGCGGGTTACTAGGTATCCCCGGCTATCGCTCGCATAAATAACCCACGCTCCCGCGTAGTTGCGCTCTATTGTCATTCGCTCACTCTCTCTTTCACTCGCCCTCTCACGCCTTGCGAGAGGGATCTACCCGGTTAGGAGTAGTCCACCGGCTACCGCGTAAGCGATAACCGGCGGGCCGCCACTAATCTAGTTAGTCCGCATAGGCATTAATAGCCCGTGCCACGTAATTATTTCGTGATTAATGCAAGGTAATCGGCATTAAGTTGCAGCTCACTAACCGGGACCGGCTCACCGTTAAAGAGTTGCTTATATGGTGGGAATTGCTGCCCGGTGTAAAGGTTAATAACTAGATTAGTGCCGCCCTCTCCCGCGTTAATAGTTACGGTAAGGATATCCCCGGCACGGTTAAGCGATAGCGTGGCCCGGCTTAGGGCCGCCTTGCCTAGCCCTTTAATAGCTGCGGTTATTCTTTTAATGTCTGCCAGTGGGATGCTAATCGGATCAAAATTAACACCCTCGCCCTCGCTCTCGCCCTCTCTCTCACTTTCAAGCTTTATTTCGCCATAGATTAAGCGATACCTATCGGTAGCGACTGCCGTCAAGATCCCGGAGCTCGCGCTCACGTTTACGCAATTTAAGGCCGGTAGGTCCGCCTTACTATGCGCCGCAATAGCAGCGCCGGTAAGTAGGTCTAGGGCCGTGCTAGCGTCGAGCGTTAGACCTTGCAAGGTGTCCGGCTTGTTTAGTGTTTCCATATTCTTAACCTCTTTCATTAGGTAATTACTGCTATTAGTAGCAGTCCACCGGCTACGGCTTAGGCCGTAACCGACGGGCCGGCACTAATCGGCTAATTCAGCATTAAGTAATTGTTCGAGCCACGCCATTACGTCACTAGGCCGGTCCGCATATTCTTTTAATGCGTCTCCTAGGTAATCTAACTCTAGGTAGCCTAATGTCCGGTGGACATTCGATAAGTCGAATAGTGGGGCGCCGTATTCATTAGCAGAATATCCGATTAGGTCTAGGAATAAGGTAATCGGTCCTTGCCCGGCGTCATAGTTAAGGGACCATTCATAGAGCGCATTAGTGTGCGTGGCATAGTCCGGTGGTGTCTCTAGCAATTCCCAAAATTTTGGGTTAGTTATCGTCGCCATTATTTTTTACCTCCTAGTAATTGGGTGGTGTATTCGACGTCAGCGCCTTCTTCATTGACTGGCTCCTCAACTTGAGCGAATACCTGGCTGCGTAATAGGTCTATTTCTTCTTCACTTAGTGGTCTATCGGTGGTGAATATAATATTTATAGAGTAAATATTCATTAATTTTTATCTCCCTTAGTTAGTTGATTAATATCCTTAATGGCCGCGATAATAAAAGGCACGGCAAGAATTAGCACGGCAATCATTACGCCGCGAATATAAACGGTTAGAGTCTGCTCGAGGATATTCATTATTTATTCTCCTTAGTTAGTGGTGAAACCTGGCGCCACAATTCATTAGCAATTTCTTTAATATCTTTTAAATCATCGAATGAGCCGATTACGTTATTAGTGCCGTCTATTTCGTAACAATTCCACGAATAACCGGTGTCGGCCTCTAGTGACTCACCGAATGCAATCTCCCTTCCATTAGATAAAACTATGGACACGTAGCCGGGAAATTCCCAATTCACTTTACTATCGGCCGGTGAAGATAATTTAATTTCGTGCATTACTAGTTCAATTGGATAAGTGTTACCGCTAGTAACACCGTCGAATTCCGTAACTTTTATCATTATTCCTTCTCCTTATCGGTTGCAGTTAGGGGTTGCGTAATAAAGGCGGGCGCATTCCTTGCATATACCCTTAGACTTCTTAGGGTTAAGAATTGCAACAAGGCGCATAGCCTCTTCAGCCTTGCCTTCAGCAATCATCCCTTCAATCTTGTTATTGTGTTCGTCGCAAGTCCAAACGCGGCCCTTGTAATTCTTCTGCGTAATTATCATCTCTTTACTCTTTCCTTGAAGGGGTTTCGGTGTCCTTCAATAGATCTAGGATAGCAGCAATTGTCTATGCGTGTCTATGCTATTCGATCGAATTTCAATAAGTTTTTAAGTCGGACTAGGCAAGTCCGGAGCTCCGGCAGTCGGATCTCTTTTAATTAACCGGGCCAAAACTCAGCTCCGTATCCGGGTCCAATAGTCCGGGCCTCGACGGGTTAAGGCCGGGCAATAGGTGGGATGAGATTAGGCCGCAAGATATCGGGCCGGGCCGGGTTAGGTGTTAGGTGGCCGCCGCACTAACCGCCGGGACTTTACGGTATCGCCGCTAATCTGGCAGAAATAGGGCCGCGCCGTAACGGGTAGGGCAGAAAAAACCGGACCCGGTGTTGTTAATATGACGGTGGTGTTGTATTGTGTAGCACGAATAAATATTTTTCCTAAAGTGAAAGGGCTGTAATTAGACATTATGCCCCCGATCTGTATACTGTTTTAGTGAACTACACCACATTTAAAAGATTTTTTACAAGAAAGCGGTAAATGCCTAAAATTTACTGCCTTATACTATATAGGGAGCAAAGCTAATTGCAGTCTGCTTTGCGACCTACGGTTGGCCTCTGGCGAGGCCCCCAAGGCTGAGCCTATATTTACCCCTCAGTTCGCTTGGGCTCCTTCGGGAGCCAAACCTAAACAGTGCGGTGCTTGGCACCGCTTTTAGTTGGGTGAGATCTATTTAAATACTCGCGCCTAGTATAAATTCCTCAACCTAGTAATGAAATTTATTTCGCGGCATTACGCCGCTTGGAGGAATACGTGGCAGAAAACTCAGCAGATATAGCAAAGAGGATTATCCTCGGCTGTATAGCAGAAGGTATGACTGTAGACGCAGCCTGTGCCTCGGCTGGTAAGTCTATGAAGACTTATGAATATTACCGGCGCACCGATAAGGTCTTCGCCGACAAGATGGACCGAACAAGACTAGGTCTAAAGGATAAAGCTTTTGCCTCCGGCGATGTCCACGATATATCCTTCGCCGAATTTAGAGAACGCTTTTTAAATTCTAAGACTTTCGCCCATCAGCAGAATCTAATAGATCTGATAGAGGGTAGAACCCCAGGGTGGCTACACCCTTCTATGAAGTATGAACCTGGCGTATCTGATAATAGAATCCTTATTAACATCCCGCCAAACCACGCCAAGTCAATTACGGTGACCGTAGACTATGTAACTTGGATGGTAGCTCGTAATCCTAACTTTAGAGTCTTGATAGTTTCCCAGACTCAACGCCTAGCAGCAGACTTTCTCTACGCCATCAAGCAACGCCTAACACATCCAATGTATCAGGAACTTCAAAGTGCATATGCTGCTGGCGTAGGGTTCAACTCTAAGTCAGCCTCTTGGCAGGCTACTCGAATCACCTTCGGTGATGAACTGCGTGAGTCCGGTGAAAAAGACCCGAACATCGAGGCAGTAGGTATCGGCGGTCAGATTTACGGTAAACGTGCCGATATGATTATTGTAGACGATGCTGTAACGCTAAGTAACGCAAATGACTTTGAACGCCAGATCAAGTGGTTGACGCAGGACGTTAGGTCCCGTCTTAACCCTACTGGTAAACTTATTATTATTGGAACCCGCGTTGCCTCTGTAGATCTATACAAGGAACTACGCAACGAAGACAGATACCCAGGTGGCTTAGTCCCTTGGAAGTATCTGGCTATGCCAGCCCTACTTACGGCTGATGAAGACCCTGACAAGTGGGAAACCTTGTGGCCCTACTCCGATGCTCCATTCGATGGACAGACCGAAGTAGAACTCACGGCAGAAGGTTTATATCCTCGCTGGTCTGGACGTAACCTTTACAACGAACGTCAATCTATGGACGCTTCGACCTGGGCTTTGATTTATCAGCAACAAGATATCTCAGATGACTCAGCCTTTGACCCAGTATGTGTCAGGGGAAGTATTGATGGAATGCGTAAAGCAGGTCCATTGGTTGCCGGACATCCTGGACATCCACGAGATTTACAAGGCTTCAGTATTATCTGCGGGCTAGACCCCGCGATGATTGGTGATACTGCCGCGATTTGCTACGCAATTGATAGATCAAGTAATAAGCGCTACATCATAGACGCTATAAAGATTACTAGACCAAGTCCTGCGGCTATCCGCGACTTGATATTCAATTGGACTTCACTCTATTCACCTAGTGAATGGATAGTTGAGAAGAACGCCTTTCAGTCGTTCCTTACTCAAGACGAAGGTATCCGTCAGCATCTAGCATCTCGCGGCGTTCTACTACGCGAGCACCACACTGGAAACAATAAATGGGATAGCGGATTCGGTGTAGCTTCTATGGCTACCTTGTTTGGAAGCAAACAGCACGACGGTAAGCACCATAGAGATAACTTAATACATCTCCCCTCAGATCAGACAGAAAATGTCAAGGCTCTAATAGAGCAGTTGATTACTTGGTCGCCTACTACTAAGGGTAAGACCGACTTAGTAATGGCACTTTGGTTCTGTGAGATCAGAGCAAGAGAAATGCTCAACTATGGTAACTATGCTACCCACCATTTAAAGAATCCGTTTTTATCAACAGCAGAAAAGCGTAAGAGAATAGTCGTTAACCTAGACGAACTATTCGCACAAAAAGACAAGACCTTCATCTAAGGAGAAGACAATGGCTAAACTTCCAGCAGGATCAAGTAAGAAGAATTATATAACAGACAAGAAGACTGGCAAGCCTTTGTCTATGGACACCAAGAATCCTCAAGAGGCAGGCGTAGGTTCTGTTGGCAAGGCTGCAATTAAACTAGGCTTTAAGGCAATAGAAAAAATTGCAAACACTAAGCCCGGAGTTAAGGCTACCAAAGCTGTTGCTAAAAAAGTTCAAACTCAAGCGGTAAAGAGTAACAAAAAGACTGTTGAAAAAGTTGCAAAAATGCAAGAAGCAACTAAAGGGAAAAATGTATCAATATCTAAGGCAGAAGCCAAAGCTCTTAAAGCCGCTCAAGGTAAATCACTTGCATCACCAGCTAAAAAAATTGAGGCTAATAAAAACGCTAAAGAACGTTTAGTAGCAAAAAATATAGCTAAAGCTAATATAAAAGTTAATAAAGAAAATCCAAAAAAAGCTTATGGAGATGCCGCTAAAGCAGCAGAAGCTATGAAAGCACGTGATATTAAATTTGCTAAAAATCTTCCAAATACATTTGATAAAAAAACTATGAAAAACGTAAAGATTAAATAATCTTAACCAATCGTAAGGAACCCCATTGTTAACAGCCAAAGAAGTTAATGCGAAGTTAGGTCGCTTGCAGACCAAGTTTGCAGCACGTGACCAGCGTATGCGCGACGTTCTTTCCGTGCGCCAAGGTGATCTCTCTAAAGTCTTTCCTTCAATGTTCTCAGAGGATTACCCAAAGCCACTAGTCGCTAACTTCATTGACGTTGCCGCACGTGACTTAGCAGAGGCGATGGCTCCTATGCCATCTTTCAACTGCTCAGCTACCAATATGGTTTCAGATGCACAGCGCAAGGCTGCTGATATCAGAACACGTATCGCTAACTTCTATGTGACTTCATCTGATTTGCCTATCCAAATGTATCAAGGCGCTGACTGGTATAACACCTACGGTTCACTAGTTGCAATTGTCGAACTAGATTACGAAAGCAACAACCCACGCATCCGCCTATTGAACCCTTTTGGCGTTTACCCAGAAGTAGATCGTTTCGGACGCACAGTTTCTTTGACCCAAGTTGTTAATATTGATACTGAATCACTTGCTGCTCAGTATCCAGAATTTGCTGAGCAAATCCTTGCTCGCCAGAACTATCAACCTGGTAGCCCTTATATAACTATGGTTCGCTACCACGATGCAGAACAAGACTTAATCTTCCTACCAGAGCGTAAGAACTTAACACTAGCTCGTGTGCCTAACCCAATCGGTAAGTGCCTAGCACGTGTTGTTACACGTCCATCACTAGATGGCGAAGCACGTGGTCAGTTCGATGATGTGCTATCAGTTCAATTAGCCCGTGCTCGTTTTGCTATTCTTCAAATTCAAGCCGCAGAAAAATCTATCCAAGCACCTATTGCTATCCCACAAGATGTGCAAGAACTTGCTCTTGGACCAGATTCAATTATGCGTTCAGCACAACCACAGAACATTCGTCGCGTTGGTTTAGACCTACCACCAGGAGTCTTTACAGAGTCCGGTGTATTAGAACGCGAACTACGTATGGGTGCTCGTTATCCTGAATCACGTTCAGGACAGATTGACGCATCTGTTGTAACAGGTCGCGGAGTTCAAGCGCTACAAGCCGGATTCGATACACAGATCAAGTCAGCACAGGCAATGTTTGCACGTATCTTCGGTGAACTAATCTCTGTCTGCTTTGAACTTGATGAAAAACTATTCCCAACTGTTACCAAGACTATTAAGGGAACCGATGACGGAAATCCATTTGTCCTTAAATACATCCCTTCACGGGACATTAAGGGAGAATACGGAGTTGATGTCCGTTATGGCATTATGTCTGGTATGGATCCTAACCGAGCAATCATTGCGCTCCTACAAATGCGTAGCGATAAA